CCTCCACTAGATGCAACTGAAATAGCTCTCAGTCTAACCGGTGGTGCAATAATTGCTGTAGCACCAGCAACGGCATTAGATCTAGTTGCTTGTATATCTGCTTTAAAACCCATTTTTTTCTCCTAAGTTTGTGGCTCCCGAAGGAGCCACTAATTAATTACTACGAAGTAGCAACTGCTACTCTAGTATCACATCTTAACCAATTTGTACCATCAGAAAATGCATATACTGCATTTCCAGAAGCACCGTTTGAAGTGTAGATCATTACACCTTCATTAGCTGTTGCTAATAAAGTGTCGCCTGCTCTACTACCTGTAGCGATTGTTAAAGTTGTGTCGTTAGAAACTGACCATGCAACTGTACCACCTTGTTGTGTACCAGATGCATTTACGTTAGTTCCACCAATAAATCCATTTAATGAAGTTACTGGACCTGAAAAAGTTGTTTGTGCCATAAGTATATTCTCCTAGTTTATCTAACACAGTCTCTAGGCCGTCTGCTGAACTCAGTCTGTGTCAAATATTAGTTATGTTCAGTATTTCTATTATACATAAAAAAAGGGCGGTCGTGAAGACCGCCCTTTCCGTAAAGATTGTATTACTAACTATTAGCTAGTAGGTAAGTTTCCGTTACCAAAAATACATCTAGGGTCAGACCAACCGAAGCTGTATCTTTCTCTAGCTTTAAATCTCACGTTACCTGTATCGAAGTCACCTTCCATAGCAGTTTTAATTGGACTTCTAACGAAATGCTTCAAGCCATTAGGAACATCCGTCAAAATAAAGAAAGAATCAGTATCTGTTAAGAAATGATTAATTCTGTATCCTTGTGGAAGCATTCCCATATTAGCGATAGCATTGATATCGTTATCAGCTGTGCCAACTCTTAAAGGAGTTTTCATAAGTCTTTCAGCAGTAAATTGTAATTCTTTTGGAATTATCATTTTAACGCCAGAAAGAGCTATTTTTAATCCTCTTTCGTCAACAAAACCAGCAATGTCAATCAAAGATTGCTCTAGAGATGTTTCGTTTAAGTCTGCAGCTGTTGCAAGAACGTTCGAGAAAGTTCCTCCAGTTGCTAATGGGTGAGCGTTAGAAATTAAAGGTTTTCCATCTCCACCATTGTAGCCAGAAGATTTCTGAGCGTTATTTAGCACAGAAGCCGATTTGACTTGTTTTGTGTTTGACATAGATCTTGCAAGAGCTTTTGTGTATCTCGCAGCAAGTCTGTCATACAGGTTGTCCTCAATAGCTTCTTCAGTAATTGCGAAAGCTAATGCGATGGTATCGTGAGTGTATCTTGCAGTGAACGTTTCGTTCGCCTGATCGAATACCACTCCAGCACCTTCTTGTTTAACGGGTGCTGATGCGAAACCAGATAGCATTACTTCTTCCTCAAATGCTCTGTCCGAAGACTCTTGAGTAAAGATTTCAGTATGCTCGTTTTCATAACGAGAATACTCCAGGCCGAATAGTGCATTCAAACCTGGCTCTAGTTCTTTAACTAGTTGTGATCGTGATATAGCCATGTTTTATTCTCCTATTATACGCCTGTACCACTTCTAAAGAAGTGATTATTGATTCTAACAAGAATATTAGCATTAGCAGAAGCAACATCACTGTTATCAGGGTCTTGAGAAATATCAAGTGCCTGTATAATAAATGATACATTAGTTCCGCTTTCAGAAACGTCCAATTGGACTTCTGAAATTCCTGTTTTTGTATTTCCAGTAGCATTGGTTACAGAATAGTTTTGAAACAGATCTGCTCTTGCGAAAGTCGCATCAGCGTCCATTAAAAAAACTGCATCTGGGTCATCTACTACGAACGCTGTAATGTCGCTCGCAACAACTGAACCAGGATAATAGTTTTTCCAAGTCGGCTTTTGAGTAGTAGGATCTGTGTAAAAAACTCCGTTGAAAACACCAATGACAGCAGTACTGTTTCCAGCTGTATGTCTTTCGATGTTTCCCCCAGTAACAGGTACAACCAAGTCACCTTGATAAATTGCAGTTCCATAGTTACTTGCAATAGTATATCTGTTCTGAGCTCCAACCAATGGTGTACCGTCTAGTTTTCTGTACGGTCTAAGACCGAACTTTTCCACAACGTTTGCCATTATAGTTTTTCTCCTATTTATTTTTTAAGTTTAATTTGCCTTCTTAATGGTAGTAAAAGTTAACTAACTCTTTCGTCCACCACCAAAGGTTACCCTAGATTGTCTATCAATATTGATAGGCATTCCTGGATGTTGTTCCTTCATGAGATCATTATCAACAGCGTGCATTTGATCTTGAGTAACTTTTGAAAAGTACTCACTGCGTTGTTTCAATATCTCTTCTGGTATCCTTGCCAACACAAGGCCTCCAATCCCAATACACCCCTGATAATTACCTTTTGCAATGACAGGATAATTAAATTCATTAATCGCATCTTTATATTCATCTGCTCTTACGAACTCATATCCTTCTCTAAGTTTTTTAGATACATTTCCTGTATCTTCAAAACCTGCAACTTCAGTTCTGATCCATCTATGAACAAAACCTTTCGGTGGCAGTGGCGCATCCAAACTGGATGGTAAAGTCCAACTTTTAACTCTAGTAGTCTTATCTCTAGAATTGGACTCGCGTGAAGACTTGTCTATCGTGCTATTCATTATTTTCTTTCCTCCTTCACGAATTTAGCGTATTCCTCTAGTGGCACCCCAAGTTTTTTAGCTATTGCTACCTGTGATTTGGTGAGAGTCACAGTCCTGCGTCCTCCTTGCCTTCTAGAAACACCTGCAACATTTTGGACGGGCTTGTTGTTAGGTATATTTGCTTCTTCGGCATTGTTAAACTTCTGAGGAAAATAATCTCTCAGTTGTTTATCAATTTCATTATAGTAGTCATCGCTCTCTGCGTCAAACCCTTGCATTATTAATTCATCATGCATGTTCATGACAGCAGAAGTCATGATTTTATCATTTCCAAACCATTCATTTCTAGATGCCCAATCTCTAGCTTTAGGGCTAATTTTTGGCGGAATAGATTGATTTTGCGATATTTGCTCTACCGGTTCTGGATTAGTTTCTTTTTCTTTTTTTGCTTTTTCTTTTTCAGATAAAGAAATTCTAACCTTTTCTTTTTCTACAGCCAACTTAGTTAAAGCATCATTAGCTTCCATAACTTTATCTGTATCGGAAGTATCTAATGCTTCTTTAAGTTGTCTTTTAACTTTATCTCTTTCAGCGTCTATTCTTGCATCATATTGTTTTAAATATTCAGTATCTGATTCTTCATACTTATTAGAAACGTCAGAATATTTTTTATGCAATCCTTTAGCATACTCAAGAGCTGCTTGTTCTCTTCTCTCAGCTTCTCTGTATTTAAAAGTTAACTCTTTAATTCTTTTTTGAGCGTTCTCAGAAACTTTAGATAAATTTTCTTTATCGTCTTTTTTAGTTTCTGTAGTTACTTCAACGTCTGGTTTAGGTTCTTCTACTTTTTTAATTTCAGCTTTTTCTTTTTTGCTAACATCAAGATCAGTGTAACCTAAATCAACGTCTTCTTTTTTTAATTGAGAAGGATCCGTATCTTTCTCTGATTGATTTTCAAGTACAATATTTGTTTCTTGAGCATCATCAGTATCTAGTTCGATATCCTTTTTATTTTCGTCTACCATTTTTTCTCCTAATAGTTGTGTGTTATATGTTCAGGGTCTTCTACTGTGCCGATAATTTCATCGTCATTAAGAATACGAACTTCTCCAAGTTCTGTTTTAAATCTAGAACCTGCATATCGTCCAAAGATTACCCATTGACCTTCCTTGCACCACGGACCAGTGGGAAATTTAGTTTTGTCCTCATAGCATAATGGACCCATTTTTAAAACTAATGCACAAACTGTTGCAAGTGCAATTCGTTCTTGAGCTTCATCTGATATATGAATTCCTCCTTTTGTTTTTGCAGGCGGAATGTATGGACGCACTACTATTCTCCATCCAGTTGGTTCTGGAATTTTGTCTAACATTTTATCTATTGAGTTGGGGTCGGTAGGTATTTCTGGTTTAGGTTTTTTTACCGTTGTCAGAATTTTCGACCCATCTGGTCTTACCAAAGTCATCTTCTATATCCTCGTTTTTCAGCAGGTATTTAATCACCTGAAGCAGTTCTTCTAAAGAACTGAGTTGACCTCTAGAGTATTGTAGCTTCTCTATGCTGTCAACACCATGCACGATATGATCTTTTTTGGTATCTATTAATTTGTAGATTTCTTTCCTTATACGATTAATTGTATCTATATCCATCATTTAATAATGGCTTAACAAATTTACGATGTAAAAGCAATGTTTTTATTTAGTTAATTGGTTTAATTTTTCTTTAATATATTCTAGTTCTTTTTTTAATACTTCAACATCTGTATGGCTGCGACTTGGTTGTTCTTTATAAGATTCAAATTGAATTTTATTAGTATTAGACTTCATTTCTAATACATCTAATCGTTCTTCCATATGAAAAATAAAAGCCGCCACTGAGATAACAAGAATTAATATTCCTATTAATGTTTTTAAAGATACTTGTATTTCTGTATCTTCACCAATTTTATGAGCCATTTAGATTACCAAAATTTTAATTTCTTAGCACCATTCTTAA